TTGTTTCGTCTATAGGATATCGAATCTCTGCGTCCATGCCATACAAGAATCGCAGTAATAATTCTAATGATTGTTTTGTTCCTTTAGTTTGATAAAGGCCACTAATGTTTTTAATCGTTAGTCTTGCGTCTTTAGTGTCGTCTATGTCTAACGAAGGTATGAAATCTTTTTGGAAGTAATCTAAAAATTCTTCCGTTGTCTGATCAACATCTGAATAATTCAGTAGTTGATTGTTTGCAAGGATAGTATTATGTTTATATGTTTTAACTACACCAGTTTGTTTACCTTGTCTACTGGTAACCGTTTCCCCTGCGTCAAATCCATTTCCTTGGATTGTTTCTATATAGAAAGTATTACTATTAATTAATAGTATCTTTGCAACTGTTCCAGTTCTCCCACCGACAATATACTCTCCATTTTGGAAAGGATTTACATCTTGTTCGGGTAATAATCTAGAAGTTGCACTATCAGGTGCTGGGTGAACGGTTGCTGGCTCTACGAGAAGATAACCTAAGTCATCTTCAAGTAGAATTTCGTCCAGCTCACCTTGAGAGTCGAGAACTAATATCTCTGCCTCAAGGAATTCGAAGTATGCCTTTAAGAACTGCTCAAATATTGGTGCGTCTTCCTGAATAAAATCAGGGACTAGAGTGGATATCCTATCAGATAACCTATCAATATTGAACGCGTCCTTAGCCATAATTCTTATTAAGCGATTGTGCCACCTATGTTAGTCAATAAGTTCCAGCCACCTAATGCAGAACCTAACCACACTAAGACACAGGCATCGCCTTTGTCTGTAAATGTGATACTTGTTCCATTATTAAATGTGCCAGGCGTTAATACTACATCATGAGTTGAAGCAGGTTCAGTCGCAATCACTACGATTTTGATTTCACCAGCATCACTCGAATCAGATAGACTCAATGCCAAGTTAGCTGAGATGCTATCAGCATCCACAGCAATAATACCACCATCATTAATATTTCCTGCTGAGTTAACAGTAGTAATATCATTAATTGCTAAATGAGTTGGTATATTTTCAAAAAGACTTGAAATTGCAAGTCTCTTGTTCACAGGTGTTCCTGACGGGTCGTCAACAACATGAAGTATATCAGTTGATGAAACCTCGGAACCTGCCATTACGGTCAAAGCCGTTATTTTCTTATCTGCCATTTTATTTTCCTCCTAAAATCCAAATAAATGGGAAACTACTCGGGGGACTCCCGACCACTTTATACATTTTTATTAATATGAACTGGTAGAGGTAGTATTAAAACCTACACCAGCACTCGATTCACCACTTGCGATGGTGTCCACTTCAGCAGTCACTTTAATATCATCACTAGAGATATCAATTAAGTTACCTCGCTCTGCAACGATATCATTACCCGAAGGTATGACTGTGAAATCTATCGATGTATCAGTATTAACCGTTGAGGTTAAAATAATAGCATTGATAGTTACTAACCCAGTGGAATAGTCAACTACCCCAGCTGCGTTGTCTTTATAAATCCGAGTTGACCCTGATAAGTAATACCTTCTTAAATTACCTTTTCCGTCATCGTCAAAGTAATGGGTATTTACAGAATCCCCTCCGATTTTAAAACCACTTGTTACTGTAACCCCACCGGCCATTGCATTGTGACCTGAATGAGGGTTGTATAATGCATTACCCAACGCTAATGTGTATCCTAATGGATTTGCAGAAAGTGTTGGTTTTAATTTCTTTCTCAACCTTATGTTTGTTGTATTAGATAAGATTGAAGAATCGGCTGCATCGATTACCTTTGTTAAATTCGAATGTCTAAAGATTGCATCAAATCCATTTAGAAAGTCTGTATCGAATTTATTAATTGTGCTCTTAGTCAATGTTGCAAGTTCTCCCGCAGTTAAGGTTGTTAGAGTTGGATTGTATTTAATTGTTGTAGATATAAGAATCTTAACAATATCAGCATCTATAATCTCGGGTCTAACTGTCAACATGTTTAACTTCTTTAAGTTGTTCTTCACCATTGTCTTTTCTGTATCAGAAAGATAGTCAGCATTGTTTGGTTTTAATGCAATGAATACTTTACCATATTGTGGTGGATTATTATCTTCTCCACCCCATACTGCAACTGCGTCTGCATTCGGATAATATTCTTGAACTTTTGCTTTGTAGTCATTAAGTGTGACTAATCTATTTTGTGAAGTATAGAATTTGGTTGCTTTAAATTTAATTGACTCGATTGATTCTTTCTCTGCACCACCTGTTGCTGCAGTTGTGGTGATAATAGAAGAATCTGTAAATCCGTTAACTGCAGATATTTGAGTAAACTTATTAGCTCCGTCTGCATGAAGATCATCAACAATAATATATTCTACTGTAATTATATCTCCGTCTAGTAACCCAACACCTAATGTTCCGTCACCAAAATAAAGTTCTGTAAATCCTACTTCGTTTTCTTGAGTGTAATAAACTTTAGAAGTTGTGTTGATTGTTGATATATCAGTTGACAATGAATAGGTAGAAGTTGTCCCACCTGAATTAACATTAACTGTCATTCTTGTTTTGTCCATTCTTGCATTTGATAATACAAACTTAGAATTTGAAATTTGATTATCAAATACGAATTGGTCTTGTGCAAAAGTTCCTTGAACTAAATCTATACCAGCATATGTAAAGGTTGTTCCGTCTGCTGTTGGTGTATAAGTGGCTGCAGTTGCAAACTCATAGTTGGAACCTTCATAGGTAGTTCTAAATGTTGTTCCTCTTGGCATTGTCATATCAGTTAGAGTCGGTATAGTTCCGTCTGCACTTCTACAATTCTTTAAAGTCATTGTTACTATTGCTGTTGAAGCTTTTTCTGATGAAGGAGTGAATCCTAAATCCTTTGCACGAGAAACTACATTCTTTCTTATCTGTGCTGAATCTAAAAACAGTTCTGAAGCTGCTATGTTTGTGTTAATTGCACCTATGTGTGATGCATATGCAAGAAGGTCTACCAAAACTGCTAGTGATGACCCCTCGAAGTTATAGTCCCTGAATACCTCTTGACCTTTCAGATAGTTTTTAATATTATCTGTAATGTTATCAAAATCTAAATCAGTGACATTTATTTGTGAACTATTTACTGCCATTATCGTACCCTATTTACTGTGAATTGAATCTCTTGATTGTTTAGACCATTTATAATATTATAAAAGACGGTAACATCTAAAGTATTATCTACAACATCAAATGTGCATCTGACATTGTTTACTCTAGGTTCAAAACTTTCTATTGCTTTTGCTAATCCCCTACGAGCTCGTTTGACTTTTCTATCAGTGTCCAATTCAAATAATAGTCCCCTGACATTTCCACCTAGACTTGGTTTAAAAGGTCTCTCATAGTAATTTGTTAATACAATATTTCTAACTGCTCTACGAACTGCGTCTGAATCAGACTTAGTTGCAACATCTCCTGTTATTGGATGAGCGGTAAAAAATAAGTCAAGGTCTTTATATGCTTCCTTGATTGCAACATTCTTACTTTTGTTTACTACATAGTCGACCATAATACTATTTATACTCCGTTAACATCTTTTCTATGAAGGTTTCTTAGTTTCTGCTGCAGCTCCTGAACCTGAACCACCAGCACCACTAAAGTAATTGTGTGTATGGGTTGCAAGTGTTGGGCCATTTCCAGCATCTGTTGATATATCACCCTTCGCATGAATTGTTGAATCGTTTGTTTGTTTACCTGTCACATGTAATGTCCCTGTGACTGTGGTATCTGATATAATCTCTGTTGTATTATTACCTGTAATTGTTATCTTACCTTCTGATAATACATCTGTTGTTCCTTTTAGGATATCTGCTTTGAGATTACCTTCTGTTATCTCGGAAGTCACATTACCTTTTAATACTTTCATATCGACATTACCTGTATCGATAGTTATGTTTACATTACCATATCCTACTTGTAAATCTGTATTACCAGCTATGAATACCTTATCGTCTTTTAGAATTGCAGTATAGTTATTGTTTACAATTCTAGTAACCTCCGAACCGTCTGCATGTATCTCATGGAATGTTCCTGACCTATGGTGAAGATTTATTCTTTCTTTTGTTGGAGTATCGTCTACTTCAAATACATGTCCTGACTCTGATTGTAAAACTTTATTATAAGGATATACTGGTGCAGAATCTACATCAACAAAATCTTTTAGAATCTTTTGTTCATCGGGTATCGTTACTTCTTTACCTTCTGCATCTGTTTGTTTAGCTATCTTATGGTCTAATGTTGAACCTCTTGCAAGACTAGAGTAATCTGATTCGTCTGTATACAAAGGATAGTAGGGTAACATATCTGTTGTTAATGTTAGTTCTTCTATTGTGGAACCTGTCGAATCAAATTTTATATCAATAGTCTTCGGAGACTTTGGTGCAGTATCCATTGCAGTAGTAAGACCCCAACCTCTTCTTGAATCCTGAATTGGATTCGGCATTTCAGAAGTATCTTTATAATCGTCAACTGTTAGAGCTCTTGGGTCATTAAATCCTTTCTCTATATCTCTTGTTATCAAGTCGTCTTCGATTGATTCTTTATATCCAACTTGTGGAATACCAGCTGCAGTTCCAAGAATGATTGGGTCTTGTTTAGCTTGGTCTCTAAAGTATCCAAATACCGTAGACCCCTCTACGAGTCCATGCCCTGTTCCTATTCCTGAT